CACCTATATCGTTGTAACGTTAAAGACCCACAAGTAATAGTAACTTCTTTAATCATGTGAGTTCCAATATTTTTAATCCATTTAAATTCATACGGAGCCCATTTATAACCAGTATCTTGCGTAGGAGGATAAATTGGACTCCATATATCAGGTAATGCAACAACAATATAGGTGTCCATCAATAAATCAGCATAACGTGGAATTTTAAACGTAAATGTAGACTGTTCTGCCTTTCGTAAATCTCGTTGTCCATCATAATCAATTCTAAATTTTTGTAGACCAAAGTTACTGTACTTTGCATAGGTAGCTTTGAAAAATGTTTTACAAGGGTCGCCTGTTAAAAAAATATTATTTGCACCGACCGCAACTATATTTAGTAATCCACCTGCCATTGAATAAGTTATATACTATATTTTTATTATATTTGTTTATATATACATAAAATATAAAGATGATTAATAATTTCCATTTGTCACTATTAATAATTTCAATAATATTAATAATTTATTTGGTATACAAATTGAAATATAAAAGGCGTATAGTATTGAATAATTTAGATATAAACACGACAGAAGGGTTTTCAAAAACAATAGAAGGATTTGAACCCGCAGAAAACGAAGTAAAGGGGGTAGTAGCTAAATACAATCGTTTCAATAATATTCAAAGTATATCTAATAAATATGCGAAAATGCCATTACACGAATATTGTATAAAAGCATCTTATAACTCAGCTTGTAGTGGTAAATATATTAGTACAAATATGGTAAAGGAGGTATTAAAAAGAGGCTGTCGTTTTTTGGACTTTGAAGTCTTTCATATAAAAGAAAATAATATTTTCAAACCAATGGTTGCAGTATCAAGTGATAAATCATACATTGTATTAGACACTCAAAATAGCGTACTGTTAGATAAAATATTGACTACTGTGGCGACCAATGCATTTTCTCAAGGTTCTCCAAATAATAAAGACCCCTTATTTATTAATTTACGAATAAAACCCAATGATTCAAATATATATCATGCAGTAGCAACTTCAATAGATGCAACATTAAAATCAGTTATTTATGATGATAAAATTACTAAGGAGACAAAATTAAAAGATGTGATGGGTAAAGTAGTAATAATAGTAGATAAAACAGTAAACTATGATTACACAGATAATACATCATGTAAAGACGGGGTAAAAAATTGTTATGATTTAACAAAGTATATGAATCTTGAAAGTGGTAGTGAATACTTGAATTTGTATCATTATACAGATTTATTAGGTCATGCAAGAAAACCAATATTACTAAAAGATGATAATATACATACAACATCAAAAAATATGAAAATGGTACAACCTGATATAGTAATAAATAAGTCAAACCCGGCATATAAAGAATTTATAGTAAACCATGGATGTCAAAATTTATTATGTCAATTTCAAATAGTAGATGAAAATTTTATTAAATATGAGGAGTTTTTTAATGATATGAATAGTGGTATAGTTCCACTTGCAAGTGCATTAAAATATTTTACTAAGTAAATGAAAACAATTGCATTAATAATGTTTAGTAATATTATTTCTAATTATATTATATTATAAATAATATGGGTGGACAAACCAAAAAGAAAACTTCTAATAAGCCGAAAAGAAAATTTAATACAAAATTATGTGAAGATGATATGACATTTGAAGACTGTGAATTAACAATATTGCGCCATGCTGTTGATGAAACTGAGAAATTACAAGGGCGTAAAAAGGTTAACAGCAAGGATATTCAAAAAATGTTAACAATTGTGGAGGATTTTATTATCAAAAAGAAGTTGATATGTTATGGTGGAACTGCCATTAACAATATTTTACCAACATATGCACAATTTTATAAAAGAGATATAGAAATACCTGATTATGATTTTTTTTCGGCGAATGCTTTAGAAGATGCCAAAGAACTCGCAGATATATATTATAAAGCGGGATATACGGAAGTAGAAGCGAAGTCAGGTGTTCATTATGGTACATTTAAAGTATTTGTTAACTTCATTCCAATAGCTGATATTACGTATTTACATAGTGAAATTTATAAATCAATATCAAAAGATGCTATACAAATAGCGGGTATAAAATATGCACCTCCTGATTATTTACGAATGGCGATGTATTTAGAATTGTCAAGACCTGCAGGTGATGTATCTCGTTGGGAAAAAGTGTCAAAAAGATTAAGTATATTGAATAAATATTTTCCAATGAAATTAGAGAAAAATTGTTTTGCGGTTGATTTCACAAAGAAAATGGATATATCGTTGGAAAACGAAGAACGACTACATTTATTAATGCGAGATATTTTTATAGATAATAGTTCCGTATTTTTTGGCGGGTATTCAACTCATTTATATGCAAATCATATGCCAGAATCCAAAAAGAACTTAGTGGACTCAATCCCCGATTTTGATATTATTTCGGATGATCCAGATAAATGTGCATTAATTGCGAAAGAGCGTCTCCAAAAAGAAAATTTTAAATCTGTGAAAATAATAAAACATAAGCCAATTGGTGAAATTATTCCCCGACATATAGAAATAGTTGTTGGTAAATATAGTATGGCATACATATATGAACCAATTGCTTGTCATAGTTACAATGAGGTTACGATTGATGGGAAGCAGATTAAAATTGCAACAATAGATACTATCTTAGCGTTTTATTTAAGTTTTTTATATGCAAATATGCCACATTACAATAAAGATAGATTAATGTGTATTGCTATGTTTTTATTTCAAATGGAACAACATAATCATCTGGACCAACGCGGTATATTAAAGCGCTATAGTATAGATTGTTATGGTAAACAAGAAACATTGGAAGATATGCGTTCAAAGAAAACAGAGATGTTTAAAGAATTGAGTAATGACAGAACTACAAAAGAATATCAAATGTGGTTTTTAAGATATGCACCGAATGATAAATCTAACAAAAAGAAAGAGAAAAGTGTAGATAAAACTGTAAAAAGTAAAACTCGTAAAAATATAAAAAAAGAAACACCACAAAAAGAACATCCTATACTTGCATTAATAAAGAAACAAGCAATGTAATGTAATACTTATAGGTTAAAGTATTATATTATTAATCCTAATGTTATAATTCACTAATAAATGTTGTAGTTTTGTATACAGAATAATATAATGATCCAAACAGACAACTTTTAAATATGAGTCCCATCATATTAAAGTTACCATCATCATGATGTAACGATAAGAATGCAAATTTTTTAAATATCATAGTATTTACAATAGGAAGTTGGAAAAAGAAAAACAAAATGGCTATGAATATAGGCACCTGGATATCATTGAATATAGAATCCCAATGATTATATTGTCGTTGTTTTTGTTCATATTCTTTTAAATTTTTTTCAGTAGTATCATAATGGTCTTTGACATAATCACGTTCAACATCATGCTTTGGTATATAATTAGGTTGAACACCTTCGTCATTTGAGTATTGAATAGTATTTGTAGGTATATCACGTGACGGTAAGCGTTGATGTTCCATATTCTGCAATGCTTCCATAGATTGATGTTGTTGAGGTTGATGTCCAGGCTGTTGCATAGAGAATTGTTGTTGCGTATCTTGCGGTTGAGATGGAGCATCCATAATTGGGTTATTTCCTGATACACCATATGGATTTGGGTGTACATTAATAGGTGTATAATTTGTTGGGGTTTCGCCATCCATTTTACTTTGCTTTGAATTGGATATACTTATGGTAGTGGGTGGTATATTACTGGCATAAGCAGTAGTTGCTTGTCTTGCACCTGCATCGGTAGGTAAATCAGCAATGCGAGTTATATTTTCCATAAAACTATACAATAATAAATATACCAAATATTGTATAGTTTAACGAATAGAATTAATAATTGCTAAAGAAATAATAGTTTTATTTTTCTTCAGCATCTTTATCCATTAAATCAATTTGTCGTTTTGTAGTATCACATTTATCAGTACGAGTACTATATTTGTAACATTTTTCACCATGTTTGTATATTTTATCTTCTAAATCGCTAATAATAGGACCATTAAAACGTATACAGCTTTTATCTGTACAAATCTTACGAAAGAGTGTAGCTAAGCCTAATCCTAAAATAATAGAAATAAATATGCGACCTAAATCTGTATACAGTAGTCGTTTAAAGTTCATAGTATATAGTATACATGTGGAAAATATATACTATGAAATAGGTTAATAACATTATTGTTGTACTGGTACTTTTGATATATCATTTGGGTCAGTAGGACAAGTTACTTCTTCCTGTGAAAACGAAAAACAAGTGCCTGTTTTATCCTTATATTGTAATAAACTAACATTTTCGGGAGTAGGATAAACATAAATTGTTCTTAAATCAGGCATAGATATATATACTGCAAATAATCCAATGATTAAACTTAATACAAAAAAGCGGGCATCAATAAAACTAAATACGCTCATTATTATTATATAGTATTACGAGAGAAAAGATGTATACATTATGTCTTCTTCTTTTTCTTCTTTTTCTTATTTTTTTTTGCTTCTTCTATGCCAGCTTTTTCAGCATCTTCCTCTTCTAACAGTTTTGCTATGTCTGGATGAATAAATGATTTATCTGGATTTTCTTCTCCGTCTAACTTAAATACCAAATGATTAGGGTCGTCGGTAGTAGATAAGTATTGTTTTTGTATTGCGACTTGTTCTCTACGTCGGTCCATTGCTTTCTTAAATTCGTCTGCCTTTTCTTTTTGTATTTTCTCTTTACGTTGGTCTGCCCGTTGTTTCATTTTATTCTTATTTTCTTCGCGTTTTAACATTTGATTCATCTTATTTTTATCAAATTTTGCACCTTTACCTAATCCCATACTCTTTGACATAGTTTCAAACATTTCTTTCATATTGTCCATACCACCCATTTGTTTCATTTGACTCATCATATCACCCGCTTCTTTCATAATTTCATCTTTGGAAATAGACCCATCTTTCATTTTGGTATCAAGTTTTGAACTAACTGTTTTTATTAATTTTGATATTTTTGCTGGGTTTTTCATCAACTTTTTTATTACATCTTGAGGATTGGTTGTATTATCCATATCATTTCCCAAAACATCCTTAAAATCATCGGCAATTTCTTCAGCCATTTCCTTTGCTAATGCTCCAATCTTACCATCAAATAGTGTTTTTAATGTATCTTGTAGATTACTTATATCAGGCATACCTTTTATATTAGGCATATTCTTGAACATATTTGCAAATGGATCACTACCTCCTTCATTGGATTCTTGTTTCTCCCCTTCATTGGATTCTTGCTTTTCACCTTCATTTGTAGAAGAATCGGTTGTTGGTATATTTTCAAAAAATCCAGTTAAATTCTGCATAGTTTCATTCAACTTCGTTTGTAGTTCATTTTCATCTATACCTGCAAATAATTCTGCTGTTTCTCCAAACTCATTTTTATTATCAAGTGAACCAACAACCGTAAATAACATAAGTTGTAAGTATTTCCAAATAATTTTCTTGCTATTTTCACTTAACCCTTCGCTATTAAAAATCAAACGAAAACTCATGTTAGGAAAAAAATATACATCTTGGTCACTACCTTCTACAAAAATTTCTTCGTTTTGATATAAAATATCAAAAAAGCGTGCAGGATACACTT